GTCCACCGCTCTATTTCATCAATAGGCAGGAGGTAACTCCCATGGTGGAGGTAAGAGGTATCCTCGAGAGAGGAAGACCCTCCGTTTAACATATATTCCGAAACCCCTCAAACTATAACCGTCTTCTTCAGACGGGGATAGTAGCTGGGCAAGTAGAGCTGGACCCATTCGCGTGAAGCGGAAGAGCCTAGGTCTAAACACGGTTGTGTTGAATATATGCCCGTCCCAGCCAGACCGTCTTCCTGAGGGTTGCCCCGCAGAAATTTGGTCGTGGTGGATGGATCCGGACAGATCGACGGGACCGTAGGTATATCCGGCTTTAAGTAGCGGTCGTAAAGACTGCTTCCAAGCAAGATAACACCGATGATCACGATACAGACCACTGCCAAGGCGAGAAGCCAAAGCAGAAAGTCCGTTAGCGAGCTGTAAAATGTCTTGTTCATTAGAGACTCGTTTCAGATAAAAAGGCGTGATAAGACGACCGTTAAGGTAGTCATGACCACAACTTTCCCGAAACGGCCCCGCAGTGAACGTCTTTTCGCGATTAACGCGAAAGGACAGACATTTGAGATCCTTGATAATATCCTTCGAAGCATCGGAACGACATACTATGTCGTCACCAAAGACGCTCGCTTCTACGTCATGCCGAGAGGCGATGGCATAGAAAATGAGGGTCTCAAGCTCGAAAGTGAAACCATTACCCATAGACGAAAACTTCTCATTATATGAGTCGACTCCGTTTATGGTAGTGTAATGGGATCGCAAACGATCTAATACTTCGAACCATTCTGGCGGCAATAGCTGGTAAACCAGCATACGCGGGATACTATCAGAAGCGCTTTTCAGATCAATAGTAGCGAACGATTCATCGATAGAACCTTGCTTAGCTAACCTACGGTTAGTATCAGCTTGAGTATCGAGCGAAATGTTTGCGCGCCCTAGGGCACGCCTTAGAACCTTGCCGACACCTTTTTGGAAAAAGATGTTGAAGCGGGGTTCTATTGCTATTATGCGATCTGTTTTTGCGTTCTTAGGGACTACGGATAGACGGTTACCCGTGGCTCGTTCATCGTGCGAATAAACTTCATCTTCACCAAATGCCTGTCCGTATCTCCCTAAAAGAGAATGCGTTTTCAGGAACTCGAGGAAGATGGAAGCTTCACGCGTGATTGTACCGTTTGTTGACAGCTTATTGAAC